GTCCTACGCCTTTGGCAGCGCCAAGAACACCACCGCGAGCGGCAACCCGGTGCCGATCTGCATCGGCCGCCGGCGCTGGGGCGGGGCGATCATCAGCGCATCGATCTACGCGGAGGATAAGACGTGAACGAAGTCACCTACAGCATCACGATCCATGACCTACACAGGTTCGAAGCCGGACTGATTTGTGGCGATGAGGCGGTGGTCGCCATTATTGACGAAGGGCGCGAAATACATCGCGAACGCTTCATCGGCAAATGCACTTCTCCAAGCGGCTATACGCGCAAATACCGTGGCAAGCCAGGCCTTACCGCCACGTTGCTTTCCGGCAACTGCCGCATGGGCTTCGGCTTGAGTGAGCCTGTTAAGGCTGCTCCCCGCCACCCATAAATTCGTCGGTGCCTAGTCGGTGCGATCCGTATTCAACCCGATAGCCTGGCCCGCGAGAAGCAGCTTCGGCCGCTGCCGCATCCTTTGACGCATAGATGTCCACAAATCGCCATGGCGACATTTGAACGACTCCCCAGCCGAGAACGCTACCCGCGTTGTCTGGATCTTTTGGAAGGTTTTTCGCGAGACTTCTGATCGTCATGACCGCTCCTTGGTTGTGAGAAGGCCAGAAACTACTACCGCATGCTATCCAAGCGTTACTGGGCTTTCATCCACCCTGTACAGACAACCACACCGCCGATTGGCGGTTTTTTTATGCCTGGAGGAAAGCATGGGCGCTGCTGCAAAGATCGAAATCACCGGCGAGAAGGGCGGCAGCAGCAGCCCCAAGACTCCGATCGAGGCCGCTGACAGCTTGCGCTCGACCAACCTGGCCAAAATCCTGATCGCCGTGGGCGAGGGCGAGTTCGACGGCGTGCCCACCGCGCAGAACATCTATCTCGACAACACGCCGATCAATGACGCGAGCGGCAACGTCAACTTCCCGAATGTGAAGTGGGAGTGGCGCACCGGCGCGGTGGATCAGACCTACATCCCCGGCATCCCTGCGGTGGAGAATGAAACCACCGTAAACGTCGAGCTGCGCAGCGATACCGCATGGGTGCGCTCGCTGACCAACACCCAGCTTTCGGCCGTGCGGCTGCGCTTTGCGTGGCCAGCACTCCAGCAGCAGGACGACCAGGGCGACGTCGGCGGCTACCGCATCGAGTATGCGGTGGACGTGGCCACAGACGGCGGCGCCTACCAGCAGGTGCTGGATGAGGCGGTCGATGGGAAAACCACCACCCGCTACGAGCGCTCCCGCCGCATCGACCTGCCGGCGGCGACCTCCGGCTGGCAGATCCGCGTCCGGCGCCTGACCGCGAACCAGAACTCCAACAAGATCGCCGACACCATGCTGATCGCCGGCTACACCGAGGTGATCGATGCAAAGCTGCGGTACCCGAACACCGCGCTGCTGTACATCGAGTTCGACGCCGAGCAGTTCACCAACATTCCAGCGGTGACCGTGGATTGCAATGGCCGCAAGTGGCAGGTGCCGAGCAATTACGACCCGGTCACTCGCAGCTACACCGGCGTCTGGGACGGCACCTTCAAATCGGCGTGGACCAACAACCCGGCTTGGATCACCTACGGGATTTGCACGGTCGACCGCTTCGGCCTAGGCAAGCGCATCAAGCCGTTCATGGTCGACAAGTGGGAGCTGTACCGGATCGCCCAGTATTGCGACCAACTGGTCGGCAATGGCGCCGGCGGCCAAGAGCCTCGATTCCTCTGCGACATGAACCTGCAGGGCAAGGCCGAGGCCTGGACGTTGCTGCGCGACATTTCGGCGATCTACCGGGGCATGACCTACTGGGCTCAGGGCCAATTGGTCGCCCAGGCGGACATGCCGCGCACGCAGGACTTCGACTACGTCTTCACCCGCGCGAACGTCATCGACGGCAAGTTCTCCTACGGCAGCGCCTCGAGCAAAACTCGTTATTCCCGGGCACTCGTCAGCTACGACAACCCTGCAAACAACTACGACACCGACGTCACCGCGTATTCCGATCCAGACCTGCAGCGGCGTTTCGGTGACAAGCCGGTCGAGATCAGCGCCATTGGCTGCACTCGCGTGTCCGAGGCCCAGCGCCGCGGCAAATGGGTGGTGCTGAGCAACAATCAAGACCGCACCGTCACCTTCAAGACCGGGATGGAGGGCGCGATTCCGCTGCCAGGTTACATTATCCCGGTGGCTGACTCGTTGCTTGCCGGGCGTGAGATTGGCGGCCGGATCGCCGCTGGGGCCGGGCGTGTCGTGACTCTGGACCGTGACACTCTGGCCAAGGCCGGTGACCGGCTGATCATCAACCTGCCAAGCGGCAAAGCTGAAGGCCGTACCGTACAGTCGGTATCCGGTCGCGCGATCACCGTGACCACGGCCTACAGCGAGACGCCTACGGCCGAGCTGCAATGGGCGCTGGATGCCGACGACCTCGCCATTCCGCTTTACCGCGTCCTCAGCACCAAGCGCACGACCGAGGGTGATTACGAAATCGCGGCCGTGCAGTTCGAGCCGAGCAAGTTCCCGTTCATCGACACCGGTGCGCGCCTGGAAGAACGGCCGATCAGCGTCATCCCGATCACCGTGGTTCCAGCCCCGGCCAGCGTCACGCTAACGTCGAACACTGCCATCGCCCAGGGTCTGGCCGTCACCACTATGACGATCGCCTGGCCGGCCGTCACTGGCGCCGTCGGCTACGACGTCGAGTGGCGCAAGGACAACGGCAACTGGATCAAGGTGCAGCGCACCGGAGCGACCAGCGTGGACATCACCGGCATCTACCAGGGCGCGTATCTCGCCCGGGTGCGCGCCGTGAGCGCCTACGACATCTCGTCGATCTGGCGCACCTCGATCCTGACCCAGCTCAACGGCAAGGAAGGCCTGCCGCCGGCGGTGACTTCGCTGACGTCCACCGCGCTGGTGTTCGGCATCAAATGGGCGTGGACATTCCCACCAGGTGCAGAGGACACACAGCGCACCGAACTCTGGTACGGCACCACCAATTCGCTCGACAACGCGACGAAGCTCTCAGACCTGGCGTATCCCCAGCGCGAGTACACCATGCAGGGCCTGGCGGCGGGCGTCACGTTCTTTGCCTGGGCGCGACTGGTGGACCGCACCGGCAACGTGGGTCCGTTCTACCCGGTCGCCAATGGCGTGATGGGGCAGAGCAGCTCCGATGCTGGGCCTATCCTCGATTATCTCGCCGGCCAGATCGGCGAATCGGAGCTTGGGCAGGAGTTGCAGGACAAGATCGATCTGATCGACGGCCTGCAAGCGCAGATCGATGCGCTGGACGGCCTGAAAGCCTATGACCCGAATGCGACTTACACCAAGGGCCAGATGATCGTCATGGACGGTCGCATCCTCCAGGCGGCCAAGAACGTGCAGGTGAACACACCGCCGCCCAACACTGCGTTCTGGACGGACGTCGGTCAGAGCGTCGAGACAGCCAATGGCCTGGCGCAGCAGGTGGCGACCAACACCACCGACATCACCACCATCGACGGGAGGGTGACGGCCCAGGCTTCAAGCTTGCAGGCGCTGCGGTCATCCGCTCGGGATGACGATGGTGAAGGTGACCTGGCCGATGCCCTGAAGGGCTGGAGCAGCACGGCCAGCATCGTCACCGAGGCCAAGACCGCCGCCAGCGCGAATGCGGCGACCGCGAAGACGGTTGCCCAACTCACCGCAACTGTGGGCGACAACGCTGCCCAGGTCACCGATTTGCGCCAGGTGGTCACCGACAATCAGTCTGCAACCGCCACGGCGATCACGCAGGTCAATGCACGGGTGGATGACAACACGGCGAGCATCCAGCAAACCTCCACTGCATACGCTGATACTGCTGGAAAGCTTTCGGTGATGTGGTCCGTCAAGCTTCAGCTGAATGCCCAAGGACAATATGCATTCGCTGGTATCGGTGCTGGCATTGAAAACGGCCCTGGTGGATTGCAATCGACGTTGCTGTTCACTGCCAACCAGATTGCCTTCGCAAATCCTACGACGGCTGGGCAGGTCGACTTTCCGTTCATTATCAAGAACGGCCAGAACTTCTTGGGTTCGACGTTCATCCAGGACGGCACCATTACAAATGCCAAGATTGGCAGCTTCATCAGCTCCACGAACTACGTGGCGGGCCAGACCGGCTGGATCCTCAACAAGGACGGCACGCTGGAAATCAACGGCGGCGCACCGGGGCAGGGGCGAATCGTCGTTAACAACCTGTATGTGGCCGTCTACGACGTAAACAACGTGCTCCGGGTAAAGCTCGGAAACCTGGGGTGATCAATGGCGCATGGCATGCGGGTGTGGGACGCCTCGGGAAACCTGCGCATGGACGAAAACTCGTTCACTGTGCGGATTGTCCTGTCGGTAGTCGTCAACAATAGCGGCTGGACAATCGTCAACTCGCAGGGCGCGGGGTATCAGGATTTCAGTTGTCCAGGCGTCACGCCGTCCAATGCCTCGGCCACTTGCCTTCCTGTGGCTAATTACACAAGCAATGAGACTCAGTTCGAAACCGAGGTGCGGACAGACGTGGTGCGGGTCTATAACTACAATCGGGGGTACGCCGGATTTACCAACCCGGCAACCACGGCTTCAATGCGACTGATCGTCGTGAGGATGTCTTGATGTCGTATGGCTTTCAGTTCATGAACAATAGCGACGTCGTAACGCTAGACTCCGAATTTGCGCGGCTTGTCGTTCTTGATCAGGGCGCTTACTCGCCAAACGCGGAGAGCGGCTTGCGTGCGAACGTAAATTTCTCACGTGTGATCACCTCGCAAGAACCGCCATTGATTTTTGCTAAGCCAACCGTAGTCAGTGGGCAGGCAGCAATTACCAGCGTTTTGATATACGGATCTCCTGGTAACTGGACCGGGTTCGGCATTCGCACGCGAAGCGTGAACCATGCGCCCCCAAATGGCACATGGTTCGTTGGCGCCTTTGCTGCGCAAGGTGTAAGCCAATACGGTATGCAGCTTTTCGACGGATCGGGGAAGCTTCTTTTCGATAGTGGAAACCCATGCGCGGTATTTACGGCGGCATATCAGAACTGGGCATATGCCTTCACGCAGACCCTAGACGTTGGCGTAACTAATTTCTTTTCCAGTCCAAAGCCGATCAACACCGTGGACTACATGCTGATCAATAACTACAGCATGAACGTGGTAGCAGGGTCTAACTCGGGCGCTCTTGTCGCAAGCGTTTGGGATTTCACTAATGGGACGCTGTACGCAACTATGACGTCTTCAGCTAACTCTCAGACGTTCTACCTGCCCGCCTTATTCGCCAGGCTCGTCGCTTAACTTTTCCAAACCGAAGGAATTACATATGCCCTGGTACAGAGCCGGGACGGTTTCTGTCGTCCAAAATTCGAATGCGGTGACCGGTACCGGCACAGCATTTATCGCCAATGCGCGGGCAGGGGATGCCTTTCGCGGCCCGGACGGTGCCTGGTATGAGGTGACCAACATCGCGAGCAACACCTCGATATCCATCTCGCCGAACTACCAGGGCGCGAACAGCAGCACGGGTGCCTACGCGCTGGCGCCGATGCAGGGCTACGTGAAGGATTCTGCCGACGCATTGCGTGCACTGGTGAACCAATTCGGGCCAGTGCTGGCGGTGCTGGGCACTACAGGCACCCTGGCGGGTGTTCGCTCCGCGTTGAACCTGACCAGCACCGATGGCTTGCCTGAAGGCGACAACAAGTACTTCTCGGATTTTCGGGTGCGCGCGGCGGTGCTCACCGGGCTGGTGACGACCAGCACTGCCGATGTGGTTGCAGCCGATAACGTCTTGACCGCCATCGGCAAGCTGCAGGCGAAGGCCGCTGCTGCTGTGACGGCACTCGGTCAAAAGGCTGCCAGTGGCACCAACAGCGATATCAAATCCCTGACCGGCCTGACCACCGCGCTGTCCGTCGGCCAGGGCGGTACCGGCGTCACCACAACGGCAGCGCTGCTGTCTGCGCTGCTGGCGGCGGGCGCCTTCGGCAAGAGCAACATCCTCGGCAGCGTCGGGCAGAGTGGCGGGGTGCCCACGGGCGCCATCATCGAGCGCGGAAGCAACGCTGCCGGTGAATACACACGCTTCGCCGACGGCACCCAGATCTGCTACTGCAAACCCTCTGGCATCGTCAGCGCCTCAGCTGGCCTGAACGTTCTGGGGCCTTACTCGACCCCGGCGGCGTTTGCCGCATCGGACTTCATCGTCCTGGGCAACGCAGTGCCGCAGGGTACGAACGATCAATACGGCATTGTCCTGGCGTATCCCGCCAGCGCTGGGTCGTTCAACCTGGTGCTGCGTAACGGGGCGGCTGCCCAGCAGTTCGCGAGCTTCCGAATTCTAGTCGTCGGCAGGTGGTTCTAATCATGATTATCAAATTGCACCCGCAGCGCCGCGATGAGCTGCTCGAGGTCCACAAGAGCGGGGATACGC